TCCATCTACAGTCCCTGATATATCATAAGAGTCACAACCAAATGCTCCCATGTGTTCATTACCAGGATATTTAATACCGTTTTTAAGTACCACTCTATTTTGTAGTTGCTGAGATGGAACCCAGCTAACTTTAAACCTACCTTGTGGATCTGGATAGAATATAACGTTAGTATCTTTTATTCCACCAACCCATTGAAAATTACCTGTTGTAATCCCAAGAGTTCTAGACATTTCTTCATTGTAATCTATTTGCTCGTATATTTTAACAAGGTTAAATATAGAGTTTTTAGTTTCATCTCTAAATGCATGCTCTGTAGTTCTTGGAAACTGGCGGTAAAATTCATTTAAAGCATCTTGATCACCCTTTAAACCTTCAGCTTCGTTTTGCCAATGATCAACTACTCCAACATCTATTAATTCGCCATTTGGGTCGAATACATCTGTGTCAGGAGTATCGAAGACAGGAATTCCGTGTTCGTTAATAAAGCCTTCGTAGTTCCATTCCATTGGGATGAACAAAGAGTATAGACCAGATTTTGTCTGACCATTTCTATTTCTTTTTGTGACGTCGGATCCGTTATATAGTTTTTTGAAATTCTCTCCACCTTTATCTAATGCGTTTGATGTCGAGCCCATCATACATTTACCAACTATTCTACTACCTAATCGTAAACATGTTTTGGTTACTCGCCAATTGTTTAATATATTATCGGGTCTTTCCCATTTACCACTTTCATCGTGAACAAGTAAATTTAGCTTTTCACCATCATAACTATTGTCACCTGTATTTTTCCAATCAATAGTAGTATCTAAACCTTCTATTTCTTCTAACTGTTCATTAGCAGTAATTTTTTTTCTTGTAAACTTACTAGCTGGCACTCTATATGCTAATTCTGTTTTAGGACGATCCATACCGTCTTGTATAGGCTTAAAGAAAAAAGGATAATTAATACTAATTGGTACAACTTTATCTGTAAACATTTTTTTAGCGTCAGCACCTGTTTTAGAAAGTATACCATATCTACTATCACTTGATATAGTGGCTAAATTAACTGTTTCTGCAGATGACATAAACGAAAAGCCTGATCTTCTGTTTTTTAGATAGCACATACCGTAACATCGTTTATCCGCTTTACAAGCTTCCCAAAATATAAAAAACAGTCTATTTGCTTCTCTAAAATCTGGAGCGCCTACATCAATCTTACTCCACTGAAGATACATATAATGAGTTCCTACTATATAAGTTGATTTACCATTATTTGTAAACCAAAACCCTTCGTCTCTTCTTTTAAACTCTTCGTCTATATAATCATACCACTGTTCTTTTTGATCTTCAGGGTAGTTACGCCAGTCAAATATATTTTTAAGGCGAGATAACTCTTTAGGTTGTTCAAGCTTAACCCATTTGTTTTTTTCGTGTTTAAATATATTTTTAGGTGGTTTAGGTAAGGCTATAGCTAGGTTTTGTATTTCTATTATTTCACCTATTTGACCAGTTTTAGATATAACAACGATATTATGCTCTTTGTCGTATCCGTATTTCCATTTTTTACCCTTGTTAAGCCTGCTTATAGTAGTCTTTTTTACAGGCTCTATATTTTTAACTAAACTTTGCTCGTACATTACCTAGATCTACCTTCTGCGAATCCTTTAAAAGTTTTTTTCTTTGTCTCTTCAGGTGTTTTTCCCTCAAGCAAGTTTTCTTCTTCTTGGATTCTGTTAAGTATTTCAAATGCATCAAATATAGCTAGTTTTTTAGTAGCCGCCGCGTTTTTTAATCTATCAGCTGATACATCGTCCTCTGTGTTTGTAATAATCTTTTCTTCCGCTACTTTGATTAATTCATCAACTGCTTTTCGCCCAGCTTGGATTATACTCTTCTTCGTCTCCTTGGTATTCATATTTAATTGTAATAAATTTAGATAAAACTCTATATAGTCTTTCGCCGTCAACTATAAATTCATATTCACTGTTAGGTGTAAAACCAACTAAACTATCTACATCTACAGCACCATCTGAATATTTAACCACACCTTGTAACGGTCTTTCTTGATCAGTGTTAAATTGATTTACAGCTTTCAAAGGTTTTACAAAACAATAACCTTTTGGAGCTATCCACTCTTTGTTTCTTTTATATAAAAAAATTTGATCGTGGTTTATAAAATAAGTAGATTCATTAAAAAAACTTCTACTATTTTTTTCTACACCTTTTACATTGTGCCATCTACGGAACACGTTATGATGTACAATAACTGTATCACCTGGTTTTATATTTGTATCACCAATTATAGGTGTAGATATAACTTCAGCCTGCCTATTTACATATTGATGATTGAAGATCTCAGTATTAAGTATTAATTCTGAGTCTCCAATCTTCTTTGTATTGTTGTATCTTTTTCCTTTTGGCTTTACAACAAAGTTGTAAACACTTTTCATTAGTACTCTAAGTTATACTCAACAGATACCGCCATGTTTTTATTAAAGTCTTTCCATGGTAGTACATCTTTATTTTTTTTAATATAAATAGAATACTTATCGTCTTCTTCTAATATATCGCAAATAGTATGTCCACCATAAACTTCTTGACCTACAGCATAGTGCATAGCGTCGTTCTTGTAGTCTTTGCCTACACTAATCTTCCTTATTAACTTCGCCATTTTCTTTTGAATAATTAATTGTACCTGTTGTAATGTCTATGTCAGCAGTACCATAATCTTTTTCAAACTCATCTTTTATTTTACCTACACTTTCTTGTAGTACAGATATATGGTGCATCATAGCGTGCTTTTTAGCTTCTATTTGACCTACTTCCATTTGAGTTCTATTAATCTCGTTAATAACATTTTGAACGTTTGTTAACTGTTCGTCAGTTATTTTTTCAGGTTTAATACCTTTAAGTTCTTTAATTTTTTTACTTGTACCTTTTACTTTTGTTGTTGCCATTTTATTTAATTTAAGTTAATTATTTAATTTATATTGAACCAGATAACATTAGTTGTATCGGGTGTATATTGTATAGATCTTTGTTTACAGCACTAACACTTTGGCAATTTTTAGTTAACACAATGTTTTCAGCATCAGTAACTGATTTAACAGTACCAATAACTAAATCATCTTCGTCGTGTAACACATCTCCAGGAGCAAAGTTAGTTAAAGCAGAGGTAGTTTTAACTACTACATCTGTAGTGTTAGTAGCTGTTTGTGTACTAACTTGCACTGTTGATCTAAAATCTAACGCGCCTTTTGCTACAGCTGCAACGTATAAATCTCCACTGACAGGTATGTTTAAACCTGACTTTGTAGCTATATTTAAAACAACTAAGTCGCCATCTATAAAATCTCCAGATGCAATAGGAACATATCCTACTAAGTTATTTTTCCATTGAAACGTGTCTACAGCAGCGCCAGTAGTTCCTAAAGTTGGAGGTACTTGATCTACTGATATACCCCTTTCTTCTTCTTTAATATGACTAGTTGCAAATAATAAATCTATACCAACCATTGTTTGGTCAGCACCATCTGTACCTCTTACTATAACTTGTATACCATCTATTGACGATCCTTTAAAGCCTTTTACTTCATGCCAATCAAATAGTATCTCTGTATCAGCATAAGCTGCTTTTTGTATACTAGCAGGTAACGTTGGTAATACTTTTGTAAATGTCTTTTTATTAATCATTTTATTTTTTTACTTTTTCAAATGATCGACCACCAAAATAAGCACCGATCACGGTTATTAATACTAATTGAAGTAAATCAACCCAACTGGATTTTACTTCAAACTTTAATGCACCTGCGTCTATAAATATTAATAGCATGGTGCATACTATTAAAAATATTAATACTAATGGCCTAACATTTTTACTAAGCCATGAATCTGATTTTAAATCTGCCTCCCATCTACTTGTGATGTTTTTCTCCATCTCCACTTCATAGTTGGCGATTAATTCTTTTATTTTTCTTTCTGCTTCAAGCTTTTCTTCTTTGCTTGTATGAAGATTATCTATAACTCCACCTACACCTTTTACAAGGTCTGCAGCACCACCAGAAAATAATCCTCCTAACATAATTTATTTCTTTGCGAATTTTTCTAATCCACTTATACCAAAGCAACCAAGCACTACAAGTACAAATGAATCGTATACAAATTCATTAATCATTAGATCTCTTCCTATCCAACCAGTTATAAGATCTACTATCATAATCACACACATTATTGCAAATGCAATAAAACCTATGATAGATTTTTCATTCCAATTGTTATTATCTTTAAATATTTCCATCTCCCCCGTTGTTTGCGTCTTCCTCCCAAGGAAAACCATGGTCACCAGCTTCTTTCGCAACACCATCTACTATAATCATATCTTTACCATCAATAGTTAATCTTGGGAAAACTTCACCATTATAAGTTACGCTATTATCATCATAAGCTAATTTACCAAGCTTCATATCTGTGGCGTGCCTCATTTCGTGGTTTATAACTTGTTTATCTTCATAACTACCAGGTACTATGTTTTCATTAACATATATGCTGCCATCCATATTCGCTTCACCCATAACACCCTCTTCCAGTGGTACTCTAATAACAGGTGTACCAGGCACAGATCCTTCACCTCCAGCTTTTTGACCAAAACGTAGTTTGTTTTTAATTACACCACGCGTAGCTTCAAAACCTCTATTTTTACCTAGTTTAAATCCCATTATCTATCTTTATCTTTTATCATATCATCTATAGCTTTATTATAAACTTTATCTGTATATGATTTATTTTTATAAAATACACTTCGTT